GATTGCTTTTGATATAGATGCGCCTCTTGGTCCTAATTTATTCGCCGTATAATCACGTAACCCCATTCGCAACATGTATGAGAAAAATTCTTCACCAGCAGTTTTGAAAACAAAACCCATCCTCATCAACACAGCAGGTTTCCAATAACTACCTATCATTATATTAATTTGTTCAACAGTAGGTGAGAACCCTATCCTCCGCCACCAACCTGCTTGTTTTGAAACTTTCATCATCTCATGTATGTCAGGTAAAAGCATCCCGTCTGCCATTTGGCTTCTGAAAACAGCACGACTTGTATCGTCTAGTACATTCCATCCATCTGCTGTATGCACACCGTAAGCATGTTCTAAACGGTTAACCCATTGTCTGAAAAAAGTTTCAACCCATGAATCTTTTTCAGTTAACAACCCGCTGTTGCCTAAAAAGTCAGAAACAAACTGTGTGGTTATGTTTAACCGCTCACCGGGAGTTCCATGCAAATATTTGATTTGATAATATTCGATGACTTCATCAGGTAGATGAGCGAGATACCCCATGTCGAAATAGCGCAACATGTTTTCGTACCCGCCGACTGTATCTAATGCTATAGCACCACCTTTAGGTGCGTATCTTGCGTTTCTTAAAAGAATACCGTAACTGCGTAACGGGTTTGTAAAGAGATGTCGTCCTGCGCGAGCATATCTAGCTACTCTCCCAAGCCCATCAGGTTTTGTGGAAAGACTGTATATTTCATTAATTTCAAAATCTTTTTTTATTTGTTCAATAACATTTGATTTTATGTCATCAATAACTCTTGTAATACTTTGAACTTTTGCGTCGTTTCTTTTTGTTTCAGCTAAAGAAATATCAGTTTTTTTGTATCTTTGAATTAGCTGAGTAAGCATTCTTTGTTTAGCTTGACTGTCTATTCCAATTCCTTTAGCTGGACTCGCAACAACATTCTGTAAATGTTCAAGAGTTCTGCGTTGAGGATTTTTAAACATTTCTTTTAATAGTATTCTTGCTTCAGGAGTCAACCTAGATAATATTAAATCTAATTCTGTTACCCCTCGTGCTTCAAAACCTTGTTCAATAGCGCGACCTAAATCTTCTACGGTGTCATCCATTCTGCGTGTCATTATCTCAACAGCATTATCTAAAAGTGCATCCATTTCTTCGGCAGAAAACTTTCTGCCTTTATTAGATGCATCTAATGCTCTTACTTTTAAACGTCCTGCATATCTCTGCCTTGGTGAAACTGTAGGGAATTTAAACCCTCTAGGAGAAAGCTGATTTGTATGCGCTAAAACTTCATCAAGGTTTTGTTGCAAGAAATTAAGCATCGAATCAATACCCTCGAAACCTTCTAACCCTGCTGTTATTTGCTCCTCATGCCACTTTTGCATTGGTTGTAAAAGTCTTCTAATACCCGGATTTGTATTCGTAAGAACCCTGTGAGCCATATCATATTCTTTAGCTATTTTTTCGCCATACTTTAATTCAAGCGCTTTTAAAACTTCTCGTCTTGCTACCATTGCGCCAGATCCAGTTGCTTGTTCGTAAGTTTTTATAGCTCTATTAAGATAAAAAAAGTTACTGGCATTCCTAGCTGTCCAATCCAAAGTGCCACTTATTTGCTTAATCTTACGCAAAAACAAAACATCACGAATACTTTGAGGCGTTACTAAATAACTCAACCTGCCGTATTTTAATGCAGTAGCAACCTGTGCGCTTGTGGCTCTGCCACCCAGCCGACCAGCCGCAGTAATAGCGTCACCGTACTGAACTTGTTCAGCTTGTTTCCGTACTGCACGTACAAGATCTTTTATCTTTACTGTCTCTCCAACTTCTAAACCTAACCCTTCTGATATTCCTATTAGCTTTTTCTTAGCTAATTGGTCAGGAGCAAAACTTTTAGTTGTGTATCTTTGTCCAAGTTTTAAAGAACTTCCAGCTTCATCAACAGCATTAGCCACACGAATCAACTTGACCATATCATCCGTCTGAGACAACATGGCTTTACCAGCAATAACACCGGCTTGACCTATAGAGCTAGTACCCATAAAAGCAATATTCGTAAGGTCAAAAAAGACCCTGTAAGTCATACCCAAAGTACCTGAGAACATTTGTGCAGGCGCACTTCCGGGTTTCATATTCAAAAAGCCGTAACCGTAAGTAGCGTTCCAATCTTTTAAAATAAGACTTTCTACAGATCCCGGTGCTAAACCTCCGTATGCCCCTGCGCCCATATTAAAATAAAGCTCAGACCATTTTTCAGTATTATTAAGTTCATACAGTTCAAAGAATCGTTCACCCCATTCAGGGATATGTTCGTATCCTTGACCTTGAGTTTCGATTCCTGCATCTTTAAATTCTGCATCAACAAGTTCAGCTATACGCCCTGTTATATCTCCGTATCCTAAAGTTTCTCTTGCCAACCAGCGTTGCGTTTCATCTTCAAAAGTTTCATTTATTTTGTCGATTTCTTCAGCATCCCATGTAGTTTCTGCATGTTGCGCTCTATCTAAAAATCCTCTATCACCCCAATATTTGGCAGGGTTCATCCATGTCGGATCCCAAATTTTTGTATCAGCTTGAGCTATTCCTGCGGCTCTAAGGTTTTGACCTGTTTGTTCCATAGAGCCACCAAGAACATCATCCCATAAGAATCGTCCTGTCCAACGAATAGGACGACCTACTTGTTCCCCTATCATGCCAAGCCCTGCCGCAACATCATCAACAAACCGATTTTCTCTCCACCTGTCAGGAACAAAATTTAAACCAAAAAGTTTCTCCATAAAACTTTTCCCTGCACCTGATTCCAAATCACGGTAATCTCTAGTTTTGTAACCAGAAGTTATCATCGCGTCTTTAAGTATTTGCGGTAAAGACGACCACCTCATTTTTTCTACATTAGAATTATCAACATCTTTAAAATCTTCAACATATTGAGACATGCCATTTATTTGATGCAAGTCTAAAATTTGATTAAAAAAGTCTTCGTTATTTATAGAAAAATCATTTGCGTAATCAAATATGAGTTGCCCCATATCAGGATTAGTTTCAGTAAGTCTAGAAAAGTTTCCAATACTCATCGCCGCGTTCCAACGGCGATCTACTTGTAATTGATTTTCAATAGTTTGAACAGATGAAGATGAGCTAAAAACACGAGTACCACCTGTACCAACTGATCCAAGATCACTCGGATCGAATGTGTCTATATTTATTTGAAAATTACTATCACTCATCTCTGAATTTTCATTCTATTAGCAACTCTTCTCAAATGAGAGTTACCTGTAATTTGCGCAACACGATCAATAATATGTGGCTTATGAACTAACTGTGATGCAGGGCTTGCACCTGCACCTATAGGCAACCCATCTGTTAAAGGCAAATTTGGTTGGTCGTCATCCGCTATCATGCCCTGAGACTGAGGAACGAAATTTTGCAACTGTGCTACAACAGAATCAACATCTCCTTGTTGCGGAGCCATAGTGACATTACCGCCAGTTGTAGCAGTATCCATTTGTGCATTAGAAGCCAAAGACCCTTCCGCTTGTTGAGCGGCTTGCACACCACCAAATCCAAGTTCGTTAATACCAGAATCGGAAACTGGTGGCGGTTCTTGTTTATAGTTTCTAGGCATTCTAGGCTCTCAACGCTCTAGCCATTTGTTGCATCTGCTCAGGAGGAGGAGGTCGTTGACCTGCTGGCGCTCCTTGCGCGGGTACATTTTGTGGGCCTCCGGCTAGACCCATCGCCTGTTCAGGAGCCATTACTTGTCCTTCTTCTGGTGGGGGAGCCGCCGCCGCTTGTTCTTCACGTATCTCTTGATCTGCTTCTTCGATAGCACCAAAAATATCTAATCCTTTTTTACGATGCTTTTCTACTTTAGCAAGATACACAACAGGCAAAGCACCAGCTAAAGCCTGCTGGCTTAAAGAAGCCATAACAGCTTCCTCTAATGCTTCTTCGTCTATACGTCTACCTTCAGCTTCAGGATCGTCAATGAACGGATGTTTGCTACGGAACGTATGCAAACTTATTCCTTTCATGCCAAGCAACTGCCCAAGTTGAATAGTGGTTCCTTGTGTATCTGCACCCGGAATCGAGTAAGACACAGTGTTCTGTCTGGATTCAAAATGAATGTTCGGTGTGAACTCAACGTGGCTTGTGTCTCCACTTTGCCCTGTGTACATCGAATATTGTTTGCTACCCCAGTATCCTTCGTAACAAGCAAAGATTGATTCGTTCAAATACCGGAGATGCGTTTCCATAATCTCTTGTACTTCTTGGACGCGCGGATCCAAAGAAGCACCCATGAGAGCGTCAATACCGCGACCAGTCCTAAGAGCGCCATAAGACTCACCTCCTATTTGTGGGACAGTACCAGTTGAAACTCTGGCGTTTCTTTCCAAACGATCAATAGCAATATTTGTAGTTTGATCTGGTGATGATCGAAGTTCACCTATAGATTCTGCATCTAAAAGAACATTCACTTCACCTTCACGACCATCTTTCCATTCGCCACCAACGATCATAGGTACTTGTCCTGAACGACCAATGATGTAACGATCTGGGAAGATAGCTTTTTCTTGAGCAATAATTTCAAGAGCCATGAGTTTAGCCATCAAGTCAACCATGCCAACTACGTTAGAAACCGACGACGCGATCTTATCTAAAGAAACACGACCCGGAATAATCACACAAGGCATCCCTGCTTTGTTAGGTGCGCGTGACAGTTCCATCGACGCACTGTGAGCAGGTTGCTGATATCTATTAACTTGCTGATATCTTTGCCCCATTATTCCAATAACAATATGCTGATCGTCTATCCATTCACACACATCCCATAATTCTTGAACAGCGATTTCATCGCTACCTACTGGTCCACCATTCTCTTGCCTAGCGGCAGGGTAATGTGCGCGTAACCAGTCACCTGATTTACCGTAAATGAATCCACAGTTTCTTGGCAACGAATAATCTTCGTATGCTTTAGGTTCAGGGTATACACCTAACGGGTCACGAACTTCAATCTTCGGTGCGCCTTTTTGAAAATCTGGTGTAACAACTAGACAAGTAGTCGCATACCCTGCAAGATGCCGGTATGCCCTACGCAGTTTTAATTTCATATTCTGATCTGACCAAGTAGCTTTTAACGCTCTCCGTCTAATATCACCATATTCGCGTGAACGAACTCCTCTTTCTTTAAACCCATCTAAAGCAGGGCATCCAATAAAAGGAGATACAGACGCGGCTCTTTGAGCGATTGCGTCAATATTTTCTGAAATTAAAGCAGGAGTCAGTGGCGGTAATACTGGTTCTTCGTCTAAGGTCGGCAAAGGAATTACATAGTCGCCGTTATACCGCTCTTTAACTTCGACCATTTTTTTAAGCACAGGGGTCTGTGCATTTTCTCGTTGGCGTATAATGCCAACTATTTCATCAAATGTATACGCCATTAAAGCACCTTTGTCGGTTTTTTAGTTCTACTCCAAGGTAGTGCCTTAAACGAGAATTGTGAAGAGTCAAGGCTAAATGATTGTTTTCTTTGTCTCCATAAAATCCATATAAACCAAAGAGCCATAACTTGATCCTGTCTAAGTTGAGTACCACGTTTTAATGGTCGCCATGATTTTAGTTGACGAATTAACTGATCTGCTTGATGCCTAGTGGGAGGATCATCTGCGTAAGGGATTTCTATTTCTTCACGCATAAATGATAACGCCATAGAAGGAACACCTATAGTCTCATCATATTTATTAACACCAGTTAAATGCTCTCTTACACGAAACCCATACCGTTCAGTCATTTCTATAAGTCGTTCATCACGAGATAAACCTTTTTGAAATACCATTGCTTCTATGATTACATCCGAAACTGTGCTTCCATTTTTCATACAACGTAAAACAGCATCTTCAACAATACCAAGTATCTGTTCATTACGAGTAAGCCCAACATCTTCTCTTACAAATAAAATCTTTAACTTACCTTCATGTGGTGTAGCGGCGATGACACAGTTATTAGAACCAAGAGCAGGATCCAAACCAATATAAATACTCGAATTATCAGGTGGATTATGCAAAGTAGAACGTAAAGGATTCAAACATTTCTTTATAGATTCTTCTGTGAACGTAGCTTCTAAAGAACTGGAAGGTTCCTGCATATAGTTACGTGACCATGCCTCTTCACCAACCTTACGACGAATCCTGTCTAACGCTTCCATAGGAAACATCTCAGGCCATAACGGTTCAGGTTCTCCCTTTTCATTTGCAACAATCGCAGGGAATCTAATTACTCGTAGAATGTCGTCATCTATCTGTTCCATTATCCGTTGGTAAAAGTCATCTTCACCAACACGAGTACCGTTAATACTTGTACGACCATTCTCACCCGGACGGGTTAACCAGTCCTGTCGGAAAATCTCGAACATCTGTTCTGTTAGATTCAACGAAACACGAGATTGAATGTCATCAATATGTAAATGGTCGGTACGTGTACCAGCAATCTTCGATCTCCAGCCTAAAGAAACCATAGAATAATCACGCTCATCATGTGTTTGTTTCTTAAACACATTGAAATAATCAGCACCCCACGCTTGAGCAGTTTTACGACCAGACGCATTCTGTGGAACAAAAGGACCATATTTCGCTACATATTTAGGGAAAGGCCCATGCGGTTCCATTCGGCTACGGATACGACCAAGAATTTTTCTAGCCATATCCTGTCCCTCTGAACCTACTGTGATACGAAACTCAGGGTTTGTTGCAAGTTTGTAACAAAAGTAATCTTCTGCAAGAGTTGTTTTGCCGTGTTCAGGTGGCCATAGAATCAGTGTAATGTTTCCGGGTGGTGTGTTCTCGTATGCTTCTATAGCTTTCAGATGGAACCAAGGAGACTGATGACCAAAGTATTCTTCACGAAAACTTTGAAAGTCGCCATCGTGTGAAACTTTTTCACTTGTGTGTGCTGATTGTCTAGCTGAGTCTGCACGTTCAGAAAAATCTGGAATACGTTGCCGCCATTTGTCATATGCAGAACGGGTAACACCTGCGATAGAACATGCTTTACTTATAGTTCCATGTTCAGCTAATGCTTCTAAAAAAATCTCTCGATTCTTTTGACCACGTTCTTTACTAACATTTTGGACAATATCTTGGGGATTAATTTTTTCCATATGTATTAATCAAATACTGAAGCTCCGACTTCTAATTCGACAACTTCAGAAGCTATAACCCCTTCTGTTCCTTGAAAACGAACTGAATGAATACCAATTTCTTCAAGAGTAAAATCGACATAATATACACCTGTTGAGCTTTTTGTAGCCGTAGGAGTAGCATCTGTGCCACCTGAAGGTTTACGCCAAGTAACAGTCACATCATTAGCGTTATCTGTAGGGTCAGCGAGAACGCTATCAGTAGTGAAACTTGCTGTCACACGCACTGAATCGCCTTTATCGTATATTGGCATTAAATCTCCTAACCTGTACTTGCTACTAGCGTAACATCATGGTAGTTAGAAGGCGAGAGTGTTACGTTAGGTTTAGGGAATTTTAGAAGAATGACAGTAGTCATACTAGC